AGGCAGATGCACTCGCCGCAGCAGCGGCGGAGGCTGAAAGAATTGCTGCAGAAGAAGCAGCAGCATCAGCAAAATCATCTGCTCTTGCTAAACTTACCACCCTTGGTCTTACGGAAGAAGAAGCATTAGCAATTATTGGTCAATAGTCTATAATTAGTATATGTCCTATTCTAATTTAGTTTTAGCAGACCGCCCATTAGGATATTGGGGCGGTCCTGCAATTTCTAGAAAAAATTTATTAAGTGATAATCAATACTCTATAGAATCATCTACTGCTGGATGGACGGCATTAGATAATACTACTATTTCTAGGACAACCTCAGATTCATGGACTGGTTCTGCAAGTTTATTAGTGACTCCCGCAGATTCATCTGAGGCTGGATTTAAAATATCTTCTGGCTCTAGGCCACAACTATCATATGGAATTACATATACCATGGTTGCGCGGGTTAAGAATATTTCAGGATCTAGAACAGCAAAATTTAGAATAGAGTATCTAACTACTCAGAGTGGATCTACTCTATCTCAGGCGGTAAGTTTCAGCCAGGAGTTCCAGATTTCTGATACAGAGTGGACCACTATATATCATACTGAAACTGTTCCAACAGGGGTGTCTGCAAACTACTTTGCATCATGGGGAATTGTTTCGGGCGCTGGATCATCATCAGACTCCGTACTATTTGACGGAATTCAATTTTTTGAAGGCCCACCATACTCTATGTATGATCAACAATATGAAAATGATGCAACATTAAGATATATTGATTATCAAAAAAGCAAGCCAATTATTTTTAACGGATCAGAGTCAGTAAGACTAAATAATGATGCAATATTAGAAATACCAAATACATATAAATTATTCATAAAAGGTGCAGAAAGCAAGACGGCATCGATAGATTTCTGGTTTACTTTAGAAAGACCACCATCCTACAAACATAAACTTTTACAAATTGGTGCATTTATAAGTTGCTATATTGAAAATGATAAAGTATATATAGATTATCTAGGCACTAGAAATTTTATTCAAATAAATGACTGGAGTATGCAGCACTATGTAAATATTGTTTATTCTGAAAAGAATATACTTTTACACATGGATAATAATTTATCTACTTCTATCGATCTCGGACAAGGGTTTCAGTTTAGTAATGTCATAGAAGGAATTACTCCAACAATTATAGTTGGCCCCGCATCTAGACCATTGAATCTTTTAAATAATTCGTCATTTGAGGATTCAGAGTTTGGCTGGCAAGCGATAGATTCATCTATTGACTATATATCTTCTGATAAATTTTCTGGATCTAAATGTCTTAAGATTACAAAAAATGCGACAACTAACTCGGGGTTTGAGTCATCAGACTTTATTCCAGTAATCCCATATAATAAATATTATTTATCAGCATATGTAAAAATACCATCATCCAATGAACTATCAACATTAAGGTTGGTATGCGAGGAATATGATTCGTATTCCTCTGAAACATTACTCAAAACTACAACTCAAGATATAGTCATGGACGGAAATTCCTGGCAGCGGGTAAGTTTAAACTTTACTCCAGATATTACAACTTCAATAGTTAAAGTGAAAATTATTCAACCTAATTCTGGAACTAGCGGAGAGGTTTTTCTATGTGATTCAATTCTTCTAGAAAAATCAGATTCACTATCTACCTGGGCAGAAAATTTAAATGACTCTGATCCAATTTTTATATCAGATATTGGATTATATTCATACGATATTGGTAGCGAAAAAAGATTAAGTAGGTATTTCTATGGCACAGTAGATAATAAGGACGAACTTGCCGTAGAATATGGAGCAGATATATTAGCAATTAATTATTCAAGTGACTTATCTGAAACAGAAATAAATATTATTTCTCCAGAAAATATTATAAATTCTGATTTAGATAATATTACTTATAATGAAACATCACTTTTAATGTCTACTTTATCAACTGAATCGATATCAATTGGAAGTGACGGCGGAGAGGCAACTTTAAATAATAATGGAATTAAGTTTTCTCTATCTGCATTCCTACCGCTATCACAGATAGATGGATATTTTAACCCCATCTCATCTACTATAAGAATGCAGACGTTATTTGATACTAATAGTGGGGACGGCACAGCCCTATTAATAGGTGGAGTTTTAGACTCGTATGGTTTATCACTAAGGAAAAGATCTAATAAACTGCAACTAGTTTTAATAGAAGATATATCTGATGAGCCGGAACTTCTTTGTGAAACATCAACTCTATCTGACGGACTTGTTAATATTGCTATAAATTTGGAAAACCAAATAGTGTCAATAAAATTAGGGTCAGATGAATTTACTTCTATAGCAATACCAGCAATTACATCTAATGCAACCATATCAATAGGAAACATTCCAGAATCTTTAGATGCATACCCAGACTATATTAGAAACTTTGCTATAGATAATTTAACTAATTTTAATAATATAGACTGGATTGAAACTGGAAGATATATGCTTAGACTTAATGATTCCTTAAATGTTTCTCAAAAATCTATTTTTTCTTATTCTAGTCCGACATTGCTTCAAGCAAATAACAGTATAGTTACATTTAATACATCTTCTCAGAATAGGGTAAGAATAAACAATGTATATATCAAAGATATAACATATATTCCAAATTTTAATTATTCAAGCCCAGAACCAGTAGACATAGAAGTAACATTAATTAGTGAAAATTCATCAACAGACAGAAAAGTATTGAATAATTTTTATATATCATCATATAATTCTGAGTCTATTTTATCTTCTACATCTAAATTTAGTTTAAATAGCAACGATGGACAGAATTCTCCATATATAATGAATGTTATTTCTTCAAATATTCTTTCTCATGACGACAACCTTGGACTTAGATTTGATAAATTAAATTCTTCTGGATGCAAGATTGTTTGTAATGATGATAATTCATATGAGGCAATTGAATTAGTATTTAAAATAAACTTAACGCCAAACTCTGAGGAAATATACACAATAATAGATATTTCTGGAGAAAGCAGCATAAATCTTAAATATGATAACTCTGGTTTAATAAAAAATGGTGTGTATGATCTATATATAGATGGAGAGGTAGTTTCTGACACATCTTTGATTGATATATATCCTGGAGAAATATATCATGCTATATTACATTTTCCTACACAATTATCTGCCGACGCACACATTGGATCTAATAAAACTTTGCAAGAAAAACTAGATGGGACTATTGGTAAAATAAATATATATTCAACTGCCCCATCTGATCTAAATTCATTTTCTTTAGAAAAATATTTAGATTTAATTGGAACCAATACTAAAACCATTGTTGGTGGGTCAGCATCTATAACAGACTCATCATTAACACAAGAATATCTTAGAGACTCTCTAGGAGAATATTATCAAATGATTAATCTGCCAAAGGTCAGAATAGTCTCTGAAATATAAAAATATGGTTATTAGTAGTACCATATTTTCATATTTATAGTAAAAATGATACTATATAGGTATGCCAAAAGTAAAAATAGTAGAAGAAACTGACTACGGACTGTACCTCTGGGAAATGCCAGACGGTAGCATTGTCGCAGATGATGAAAAGAATTATCTTAATATTCCTGCCCGTCGTGGCGATAAAGAAAAATTAAAGTTGCTTAAAGATGCTGTGATATCTTTCGGAATTGAAGAGGGGCGTCCAGTATTTTTAGCAGGGCACCGTAGAGTAACTGATGAAGAATATGAATACCAAAAACAGCGCCTTGAATGGGGTCTAATCCCAGATGAATTAGACTATGGTGCAGCGAGGGATGAACTCATGAATCACAAGAAGGGTCTTATTAAATAATGGCATTTGAGTATGTAGAAGATGATAATTCTCAGGAAGTACACATTACTTCCTCTGCAGATATGTTTAAGTTTAGTACATCTCATAGTGAATATGTAGATCCATTCATGCTACCCGCTGAAGAATTAAAGTCATATAGAGGTCTTTCTCCTAATTTTAAGAGAAAAACAACTAGAACTCTTCAAAAGTATCATCAGGGTGTAAGCGGTGTTCGCTCTAAGAAAATTGAAGATCCAGACGTTACTGGATATGTTATGTTTGAGGCAGTTGAGCCTCCATATAACATGGACTATTTGGCTAAAGTTTATGAAGTTTCTTCACCCCACCATGCCGCAGTAGATGCCAAAGTCTCTAACATAGTTGGTCTTGGATATGACTTAATTGAAACAGATGAAACAAAAGACAGGATAGAAGAAATCGATGACAATGATATCGATAGATTAAGTTTTCTAAGAAGAAAAATATCTAGGGCTAAGACTAGGCTTAAAAAAGATATTGACGATCTAAATGAAGATGAATCGTTTACTGAAACGATGAAGAAAATCCTTACAGATTATGACGCAACTGGAAACGGATATATGGAAATAGGCCGTAAAGTAGACGGCACTATCGGATATATAGGACATATTCCATCCTCAAATATGAGGGTGAGAAGAAATCGTGATGGATTTATCCAAATTGTAAATAATAAAATTGTATTTTTTAGAAACTATGGAGATACTTCTACGCCAGATCCACTAGGAAATGATCCTAGGCCAAACGAAGTTGTGCATTTTAAAAAATACACTCCCACTAACAATTATTATGGAGTCCCAGATATCATCCCAGCCCTGCAAGCCTTGGCCGGAGATGAATTTGCCTCAAAGTTCAACCTTGATTACTTTGAGAATAAGGCAGTTCCTAGGTATATAATTGTGGTTAAGGGTGCCAGACTTAGCGATGACTCCCAAAGGAAACTACTTGAATTTTTCCAGACTGGACTTAAGGGTAAGAATCATAGATCACTATACATCCCTCTTCCAGCAGATGATGGAAATACTAAGGTAGAGTTTAAGATGGAGCCAGTTGAGGCTGGCGTACAAGATTCGTCATTTAGAAACTACCGCCTTGAGAACCGTGACGAAATACTTATGGCACATAGAGTTCCAGTTACAAAGGTAAGCATGGGTTCAGGTATTTCTCTCGCAGCAGCGAGGGACGCAGATAAGAATTTCCGCGAGCAGGTAACAAAGCCCACCCAGGACTATTTTGAGAAGAAAATAAACAAGATTGTCCGTGAGTTTACAGACATGTTTTTACTCAAGTTTAATGAACTTAGCCTTACAGATGAAGATACTCAGTCTAAGATTGATGAAAGATATTTGAGAATGCAAGTCATTGTTCCTAACGAAATTCGTGCTAAGAAAGGCCTCCCAGCCCTTGATGGTGGGGATTCTCCAGTAGTTCTTAATGCTAGGGCCGCTGCAGAACAAACTACCCAGGCTACGGGAAATAGAAGAAGAGATCAGGAGCGTCAAGGAAATCAGCCTGATATAAGTGGAGAAGCAAGAAATCCACAGGGCGACGGCAGATCTGTGCAATAGTTGTGTATAAAATTTTGTATTAATCTGCGTACTTGATAGAATTTATTTGAGATGGAAATAACTAAATCCTATTGGCATAGTGACGGCGACCGAATTAGCCTGTCCGTACCGTTCTTCAAAGTTGACGAGGAACGCAGAATTGTTTCTGGATTTGCCACATTAGATAACGTAGATCGACACAACGATATTGTTGATGCAGATGCATCTATCAAGGCATTCGATACATTTCGGGGCAACCTCCGCGAAATGCATCAGCCAATTGCTGTTGGAAAAGTCACAAACTTTAGAGAAGAGCAATTTTTTGATAAGTCAACTGGACAATCATATCGCGGTGTTTTCGTAGATACATATGTCTCTAAGGGTGCCCAAGATACCTGGGAAAAGGTACTTGATGGCACCCTATCTGGATTTTCCATCGGCGGGAATATCACAAAGGTAGATCAAGTTCAAAAGGGTGACGATATGGTTCGTGTTATTAAAGAATACGAACTTGTAGAACTTTCATTAGTAGATAGCCCAGCAAATCAACTTGCTAATGTATTTTCCATCCAGAAGGTAAATGATGAATTTGTAGCAACAGGCATCGCTACAGAAATAAAGATGGATAATATTTTCTGGTGCGAGACTGATCAAATTGCAGTAGCAAAAGATACTGATTCCTCAACCTGCCTTGTTTGCGATAAAGATATGGCTAACATAGGTTGGGTAGAGTCAAATGATACTGCTAAGAATCAAGAAATTGGTAAAGCAATTGATCGTCACACTAATAAAAATAGTCTTTCTGGAGAAAATCCAGAAGAGATGCCTGAACCAACAGTAACAAAGCAGGCAGACAATGAAACCAATATTGAAGGAGGTGCAGTAGAAAATATGGAAATTGAAAAGAGTGAAGAAGTTACAGAAGTTGAAGAAACAACTGAAGAGGTTGTGGAAAAGGCAGCCGTAGTTGCAGAGGAAGCGACAGAGGCTGAAGAAACTGTAGCAGAAGAGGCCCCTGAAGAAGAGGCCGGAGAAGACTTAGAAAAGGCTGCAAACTCCGATGTTGAGGTTGAAGAACCCGACTTTGTTAAAATGTTGGAAGACCTCAAGACATTCTTCGGAGAAAACATAAATAAGAGCGCAGAAGAAACAAAGGTTACAGTTGAAGAACTTACCAAGACTATAGACGCTCAAATCACAGAATTGGCTGAGAAGCACGATTCACTCAGCAAAGCAGTTGAGAATATCAAAAGCGCCATTGACACAATCGAAAAGCGTGTCGATATGGTGGAAGGCGAAACTGCTGTTAAGAAGTCCCAAGATCTGGATGGATCAAAGGAAGAAACAATAATAAGAAAAGGTATCTGGTCTGGCTCATTCCTCGGTGTCCGTGACCTATAAATACAAAAACTGAAAGGTAGGTGAAAAGCAGATATGAGTAACGAACTTTTACAAAAAGTAATCGACACGACTACAGTCGGTGCTGACGGTGGTGGCCTTTTAAAGCCAGAGCAATCAAACCGCTTCATTGACTACATGTTCGATGCTACAATCTTGACAAGAGTCGCACGCACAATTCGTATGCGTTCCGATACAACAGAAATTGACAAGGTTGGAGTTGGCGAGAAGTTAATGGTTCTCGCTACAGAAGGTGCAAGCACAGGTCAGACAGACCGTGGAGCAACATTCACAAAGGTTTCTTTGACAACAAAGAAACTGCGCTTGGACTGGGAACTCTCAAGCGAGTCACTTGAGGATAATATTGAAGGTGCCGATCTTGAAGATCACATTGCTCGCCTGATGGCAACACAGGCTGGTAACGATATTGAAGATCTCGCTATCAATGGTGACACAACACTCACATCAGACAATCTTTACAAGGCATTTGATGGCTTCCGCAAGTTAGCCCTCAATGGTGGACAGGTTGTTGATGCGGCTGGTGCATCCATCAGCAAGGCTACATTCAATAGCGCACTCAAGGCAATGCCTCGCAAGTACAAGCAACGTCGTAACCAGTTGCGCTTCTTCACCGGAAGCAACTTGGTTCAAGACTACTTGTACAACCTCACAACAGTTGGATCAACTCCAGAAGATATTGCTTCAAGCATTCTTCGTGGAAATCCAGCCGCACCAGAGGGTAATCCAGGTGGTGTGATTCCATTCGCATTCGGTATTCCTGTCGTTGAGGTTCCCCTCATCGATGAGACCCGTACTGGAACATACTCTGGAGCCTCAGGGCAACATGGTGAGGTTCACTTGACATTCCCACAAAACTTCATCGTCGGCATCAAGCGTGACGTTACAGTTTACCGTGAATTCAAGCCAAAGAAGGATACAATCGAATACACCCTCTACATCCGTGTAGGTGTGGCTGTTGAGAATCTTGACTCTTTCGTAGTTGTCAAGAACGTCAAGGTTGCTTCCTGATCATAATTTAATAAAATTATAGTGCGTCTGGGAGGGATTAAAATCCCTCCCTTTCGCCTTTTCTGATATAATTAACTATAAGAGATAGGAGAATTATGTCTTTTTCTACAATGAAAATTACACAACTCAAAGAAGTTGCAGAGTACTTTGCCGTTGACCTTGATGGCTCAAAAACTAAGAATGAAATAGTTGCCGCCCTAGAGGAAGAAGGCGTCACGTTCGAAATGTATACAAAGTTCGCGGAAGCAGAAGTAGAGGCTGTAGATCTTCCAGAAAAGAAGTCTAAGAAGGCTCCAGTTGGAGAAACAGTACTTATAAAAATGGACCGCGAGAACGCTAGATTTGAAATTAATGGATTTACCTTCACCAGAGAGCACCCATTTGTTGCTATGTCAGAAGAAGATGCAGAGTTCATTTTCTCCATAGAGCAAGGTTTTAGAATGGCTACTCCGCGAGAGGTGCAGGAATACTATAACTAAGAGGTGCATTTGATTGATAGAAGTATATGCTGGCAGTAGTACAAAAATAAACGTTACAACTTATTATAATGGAGAACCTACTGAGCCAGTAGAAGCGCCTCAGGCGGTGGTCAGAGATGCCTCTACAGACAATATTCTTCTAGTTGAATATTCCGAACAGACTGAGGACGCCTATGTTGGTGAATACGAACTTCTTCTTCCAGCAAACGTTACTAGTCTAGAAAGAATATTAAAGGTAGAGTGGGAGTACCAAATTGGTGAAGAATACTTCAATTCTATTGAATATATCTATGTCACCACACCATATCTTACTGTTGACGAAATCATATTAGAGTTAGGGTTTTCCCCATATCCAGAAGGTCCAAATTACCAGCCATTTGAAAAAATACATTCTGCTGCTAGAGCGGCGAGAATGTTAATAAATAATTATTTAGGATTTTCATTAACACAAAATACAAATCCTGTAGTTACATATGGTAATAATACTGATGTTCTTTCTTTTACAGAAAGAATTATAGAATTTAAAAAATTATATGAAAATGATCAATTAATTATTGACATTGATGCTGGTGTAAATAATTGGGGTGTAGATTTAGAAATAACTGAAACAAATAGCGGTCTTAGAGTAATTCCAAGCACAGCAGGAGAAGATATACAAGAAAGTGAAGTTTCTCGCGTTCTAAATATAAATAATTCAAGATTTAAAAATGGATATAGATATAAAATAGAGGGCACATTCGGGTATAAGGTTATTCCTTTAGAAGTAAGACAGGCTATGCTTTTAATTGTTAATGACTTACTATGCAATGACAGCATTTGGCGGTCGAAGTATGTTAAGAAAATAGATACTGGGCAAATGTCCGTAGAACTATCATCCCTTGCCTTTTCAGGAACAGGGAATGCAGTTGCAGACGCAATACTTCAAAAGTTTAAAATGATACAGTTGGTGATTATTTAGTGTATGGTTGCCTACAAAGTTCCATTCTTACAATGAATGCTGATATATATAAACAAATATCTGATCAGGATGAAAACACAAATGCCATAACTAGAAGATGGGTATTGTTAAAAAATATACAATGTTCAATAATGCCGATTAGAGAAAGCGGCGGCAGCGCAACGTCTGATAATAAAACATTCAATAAAGACTATATAGAAGAATTAGAAATCAAAATGTATACCTTAGAAAAATTAAGTAAAAGATGGAGAGTATCTTCAATTAAAAATTTAAAAAGCGAGGACTTGTATACAGAAATAGATAGAATATCAGAGCCCAGCACCATCTTTGAAGTATATGCATCGCACCCGATATTTGATATATTTGGAAATATTCAATATTATGAGAACCATCTTAAGAGAACACAGGTACAGTCAAATGATTAATATTTCTGTATCTCCATCTTCATCAAAAAGGCTTTATGCTGAAATAAATAAAAAAATAGATGGAATGAAAGAATTAAAAACTGTTAGATCTAAAAATGAAATAATGTCTGCTGAATATTCTATGTCTGCAATAAAATTTGTTAAAACTACAAATTTATTAGCAAGATCTGCCAAGCAATCTTTTCATCATGTTTATGAATGGCAGGAGTCTGGCAGAGAGTCCTCCAGGCTTTTTAGAATAATCAAAAAACAAGAGGGCGGCGGGAATATATCTATTTATTATAAATTTAATAATTCAAAAAAGAAATCACCGATTGCAAGGGCGCTTACAGTACCTGGATATAGTGGTAAAACTGTAACTAAAAGTGGAATATTTAAAAGAAAAGCAGAGGTTATGGAAAATAATCAAACTGTATCATTTACAACTTCTAGATATATTGCATTTAGCCCAAAGAAGGGTGGAATAGTATTTATTCCTCCTGGTAAAACCATTACTATAAGAAATCCTGGTGGCAAAAAAACATCCGGCTCGTTTGAGAAACACTTTAGAAGTTGGTGGACGGTTAACTTCGGCAAAGCCCTGCCTGCGGCTGGAGTATATGCTAAATTAGAAAAAAATATAGCCCGTGCGCTAACTAAAAAGGGAGCGGGTAGAGAAGCCGTTAGAAAGACAGTAAGATCGACACTTGGACCATATCAAAATATAGGAAGTATCATATAATGGCAGACTATAAATTAAATGCTAGATCAATACTTAACTCCTTTCTCTGGGATGAATTAAAAAATTCTGGCATTTTGATAGAAGATCAGTACAGGCCAGATAATTTTACAAAATCTGTTGTTCCCATAATACCATCACAAGAACTCCCAGAATTTAATAATTTAATGCCAGAATTACCATATATAGTTTATGACTATGAGGTAGAAGGATATGGAGATCAATGGTGGGTTTGTGAAGAAAGAATGCTATATACTATTATTGCTAATGAAGTTTCTAAGGTTGTAGAAATTATAGAATTAATGATAGATCTATTCAGAAGAGTAGATGAGTCTGGACAAGATGTTCAAAATTTTAACCCTAAAGACGATAAAGTAATTTTTTATACAGTATCTTTAGAAAATGCATCTGGCCCCGCACCCGTTGAATTAGAGGGCGGAAGAGTAGCCGGAACAGTAGAAATTTCTTATAAATATTCAAGATACTTAGATTCTTCAGGTAGATTCGCGTAACCTTTGATTCTTGCCTAATCCATGTTATTATAATAATGAGGAATGACCAATCTAGATATTTAATAATATCTGAAAGGTAGGTGTAAAGTATAAATGGCAGGTTCAGTTAGCAATATTATCGTTGGTGCCGCCCAGGTCTTCATTTCAAAAAATGATTCAACTGTTTCAGGTGGTCAGCCACAAAACATGCCAGTATTCGGCACAACTGCTTCCGCAGCAACGTACTTGGGTACTGGTGCAGGAGCAACTGACTGGAGAGATGTTGGATTCACATCTGAAGGCTTCGAAATTTCATATGAGCCAACTTATGGTGAGGTTGAGGTCGATCAGTTGCTTGACTCCGCTCGCATCTTCAAGACTCAGTTGAGAGTTATGCTTCGTACTTCTATGAATGAAGGAACACTTGAAAATGTTCGCGTAGCCTTCGGTCAATCAAATGCTACACAGTTGAATAGTGTTTACTCTTCAACATCAACAAGAGCATCAGCATCAACATACGGTGCTTCAACAACAGGATCAAACGTTCTTGGTCTTGCAGCAGGTGCCCTTGGCGAGAAGCCAGTCGAAAGATCATTGATCGCTGTAGGCCCAGGCCCAGCAGTCGCAGGATCAAACACAGAGAGAGTGTACCTTGCTCGTCGCGTTCTTTCTATGGAAACTGTTTCCCACGCTCTACGCAGAAATGAATCAACTGTTTACCCAGTTACATTCCGCTGCCTCCCAGCAGATGGTTATTCAAATGCAGAGTACGGCGAAATCTTGGATAGAGTTTACTCATAATCCTAATAACTAAATAGTTTGAAAGGTGAATCCCCGTCAGAAATGGCGGGGTTCATCTTTATGTTTTTCCCCTCAAATTTGGTATACTTTTAATAAGTTATTAGGAGGAAAGTTGTCAACTAACATATACGATACTGCCGAATTAGAGTTGGAAGATGGAACCATTATTTTCATCAAGCCGCTCCCAATTAAACAATTAAAAAAGTTTATGCTAGTAATTAGAGAATTAGATTCAGAAAACATATCAACAGAAGAAGAAGCAATGGATATATTTGTCAAAGCAGCAATGGTCTGCATAGAAAAGGCATATCCAGAAATAGGATTAAACAGAGAGTCCTTTGAAGA